GTGATTGCAGTGATAGCCTTGTCAGCTACTTGAATATTAGGGAAACCATCGTCAGATGCACACTCGATATCGAGTGATACAATATTAATAGTCGAAGGATCGTATTGTATCTCACCTTTATAGGTGTCATATATGTAAAGATACTGATAGTTAGTGAGGCCATAATACTCAAAATTGTCTACACCCTCATAGCGCTTGACAAAGTCGCGGGCCTCATACGCGCTATCAAAGTTTAACTTATCAACAGACTTACCATCTAGTGTCCTGTACTTACCCTTCTCAGATGGAAGGAATAGATATGGCTTATACTTTATGACTTCTTTAGTTCGGATACCCATATCGTATCCGCGGCAGTACACTTTACCACCGCGGAGAAATACGTCTGTGTAAAACTTCATAACAACTCCAATTAATCAACTGAAGAGTTTAAGTGCCTCTTCATATAGAGCAGTGCGCTCTTCAAGTCCTATAGTACCACCATTGATACGTTTTGTACAATGAATAATATCACCCGAGTCAGCTAATTCATTTAAATTATTTACACTCCAAAACCAACCCGCAGACATAGCTGCTCCTTCTTGTGTTTCTAGATACTCTACAGCGTCATCAGGAACCATTCCCATGTCTTTTGCAAAATGAGAATAATTTGCTCTTCCTGTAAGTTGTATAAGACCACGGCCCCTAAACTTATATCCATCACCAGAATCTTCATCACCATTTCCCATACGATTAGCATAGACACGATTAGCTATTTTCTCCGGATTATGGGCATAATCATCAGGATCTACATCATGAAAATATTTTGGAAATGTACGTGTTAATCCTTCTGACTTATAATTTAAATTCTCTTGTGTGTGATTAAGTCCACCAGACTCATGGCCAACTTGTGCAAGAAACATAGCAATTCTTTGTGGTGTATTAATTTCAAATTTATCACATGCCTTGTTAAGTGGCTCAACGAATGAATCTATAATAGATTCTTTTGTGTCCTCAAAGAAGGACTCTAGATGATCTTTTGTAATCATAATAATTCTCCAAAAATGATAATGGGGCATTGCGCCCCATTATTTATTACTTGCATCCCTCATTGATGATTACGAGTTCATCTTCATTATAGGGCCACATTGATAGCCTCACGAGAAATTCTGTTGATATCACAACGGTTAATACCAATATCAGCAAGATCTCTATCTGTTAGCTGATTAAGTTCTATGCGCGTGCGTCTTATTCTCTCCTCGCGCTTAAGCCAGGAGTTTATCTTTTCTAGTATCTGTGTCATTTTTAGTCCTTAGTTTTAATTTTATCTGTAGAAGTGACTTCTGTGATGTCGATCTTCTTGGGTTTCTTGTCCTCTGGAATGATGTGCTCAAGCCAAATCTTCAATAGACCATTAACTAAGGCAGCATTATTAACAACAACATTATCGGCTAGTGTGAACGAGCGAGTAAATGGGCGATCAGAGATGCCCTTGTGCAAGAAAGATTGATTAATACCATCTTCAACTAGTGTATCGACTGTAGTAGAACCCTTAACAATAAGCTTGTTATCTTCAAGAGTCATCTCTAGGTCTTGCTTGCCGAAGCCAGCAACAGCCATCTCGATAACATAAACATTATCGTCTGTCTTTTTTAAGTTGAATGGTGGATATGTAGCCATAGATGAGTTAGCTAGGTAGTTCGCTGTCTCTGTGAGACGGTCGGCAAACTTATCTGCGCCGACAAAGAACTTATTGAACTTATCGAGTTCTGCGAAAGTGTGATCGAATAGAAATTTAGTCATGTAGACCTCCTGTTAGGCAAGGTTAATAATACAACGGAACCCGAAGCGATCCGTCATATACTATATATGTATCCAGAGTGAGTTTGTTAACCCCCTCAGTGATATTTTTTTCTAAGTTTTTCTTCAGTAGTAACCATTAGATTTTGCATGTTTGTATCACACAGAAATACCGGTGTTAAACCGACCATCCTAAAACTCTGTGCACCCTTAAGTAGCATAGAAAAATTATTATCAGGATCTTCTTTCTCCATGTCTTTGGCGGCTTTAATCACCATCTCCTCAGGCATGACCATTAAGTTACTTACTCGTAATCCATAGACTGTGTCCATTGGAACTCCTTATTATTATTATTTTTAGTCCCACAACCCTCTATAGTATTTACCAAAAAGGATAAGTCCATTGGAGATACGAGCATTCCACTTATCGTATCCCTCTCTGTCAAACTCGTGTGTATTGTTTGGTCCGTGGACCATCTCATACATCTTCTTACCGTTGATCTCAGTCTCTTCCCACCTAATATCATAGTTACCAGTATGGAATTGTGAGTCGGCATTTTCATCGAGAATCTGAGAGAATGCCCAGATCATCTCGTCGAGTACCCACTTCCATCTGTCGTGATGATTGTCATCTGTGTCATACTCATTCTCTTTTGGAGGAGCAGCGGTTGACTTTAAATAATCGGGAACATCCTCGTCATCAACGAGCGGGGATCCATGCATTACTTCTCTTAACTTGACAAGAGTAGGATGGATTATATAGGCAAGAGTATGATCCGCAGACCATACATCATATCCATCAATATGAACTTTAATCTTACGGTTCTTCCATGCAAAGAACTTATTGATTGTGATATTTAGTACGTCTTGCCACTTATCGATCAGCCAGATAACTGTCTTGTCCAGCTTAGTGTACTCTTCCTCCTCGACTTGCCAGCCGTACTCAACCTTGTGCATCATAGCCAAGTATGATTTTTCAAATTCGTGTGTTGACCAGTGAGGAACGTAGGGTCCAAGATATACTTTCATGTCGATATCCTATAAATACAAAAAAATGGGAGGTTCATTATGGTTGCAAGACTACAGTTTTATATATTCATATTTGTCATACTATCGAGCGGATTTGCTTATTGGAAAACCCAAATAGAAAAGCAAGCTTTAATGGCATATAACCAGAAGCAGCTTGAGCAGGTCATGAAAGACCAGCAGGCTTTCCAGGCCAAGATGGACGAGTTAAATTCCAAACAAAAAGATATTGAGAAAGATCTAACTGCGCAAAATCAAGAGATCGATACAAAGATGAAGAGTCTCGAAGATTATTTATACTCAGCAGAGACAAAGCTGCTTGAGAAGCCAGCTACGATAATCTTAAAGAATACTATGTCCCAAATGAAGGGAAATACGAAATGAAGAAGTTAATCCCACTCGTAGCAATAGTTCTTTCAGGCTGCCAGACTGCTGATGTACAGATGTTGACTACTAAGGAGCAAGTCGTCATAACACCCAGTGAGTCTATGTATAACTGCCCAACAATTAGTAGTCTACCGGATCCCAAGACACTTACTGATCTTCAAGTAGCAAAGGTATTATTTGAGTTAAACAAGAATAACAGTGTCTGTAAAAATAGTATCACCTCCATCAAGAAATATCTTGAGGAGGCTAAGAAGACTGTTGAGAAGAAGTAACGTAGCTATTTGCTACCGTTAACGAATTGGTTATGATTACAACTCGATTGTTACGTGTTATGATGTATTGTCTCTTCCCCCGAGAAGATATACGAACACACACGTTGTACATCTCTCATTAGTTACAAAATACACGAAAGACTGGCCGACCATAAAAGTCGTAGCCAACTAAAGCACGACGACATACAGGTTCATAATCAAAATACTGTTGCTGATATGGTTGTGCATACCTAGGTTGGCTCATGCCCTCGAGGATCCCACCAAGTATCATTCCGCCAACCAAGGGTGCAACCCAGTTGCCACCTCCACCACCACGATTGTAGTGATAGTGGTCATGGCGGTAGTAGCCATCAGCCATAGCTGGTGTGGCTAGTAGGGCAACGGCAGCGATGATCGCTAGCTTACGCATGTTAGACTCCAAATGTATCAAGGGGGATACGGGCCGGTTGGGTAGTCATATTAAAGACAGACTCTATGTAGTCCAAGTCGAAGTCGTTGGTGTGAGAAGCTACAAATGTAACTACGTCACGAACGTCTCCAAGGCCTTCTTCCAAGATGGCACGCAGCACCAAAGTCTCCTGCAATTCCAGCTGGGCAGAGTAACGGTTCATATCTTCTTCGTTCCACATGATCAATCTCCATATTGGCTATATTCTCAGTGTACACCATATTTAGATTAATGTACATAAAAAAATAGCGCCAGGACGGATCCCAGCGCTATTTTTTTAATGTCAGAAGTATTAGAACTTGACAGTCAGACCGAGCATAAATTGGTCGCCGGTAGCATTAAAGTTCGATGACGTATCAAAGTTTCGGTAGTACTTAGCACTGACGGCATAGGCTGGAGTGACTTCATAGGTCACACCGGTACCTAGCTGGTTGCTCTGATAGCCATAGGTACCGGTATCAAAGGCAGTACGGTAACGATAGCTGACTGCATTCCATGTAAGCTTATCCATGACCTTGTAGTCTGCGCTTCCGTAGACTGCAACGTATGGGAAGTTAGCAGTAGTGAACTTCTCACCGACACCAACCTTACCAGTTACCGAGAGTCCGGTCATTACTGGAAGGGTGTAGCTAGCCTGTGCCTCAAGGTTCTGGTTAAGCTG